TTCTTATCTTCTGCTATAAATTCATCAGCAACAGACATAGGTATATTAACCTTCTTTGCAAACTTTTTATTGTGTGCAACTGCAAGCATAAGCTTTTGTTGTTTCTTTGATTTTGTTGGCATTATCTTATTTCTCCAATGTTTCGTAAATAATCTTGAACAGTACCACCTTCATTAACACCAGTTTGCATATAACGTTTTAATTGATCTAAAAGACCTTTTTGCTGATCGTTATAAAAGTTTTGGTTGAATGATTCTGGAGCTTGTCCAACTGTATATCCACGCATCAATGCATCTGTTAAGTTTTCAACTCTCCTAGTTTCCGGAAGATCGCTTCCAAAAGAATAATCATTAAACTCAGTTTTTGCTTGCTCTAGCTGTTCCGGTGATAATGTTTCTAATAGTCTTTTTCTATATTGTTTTGCCATTGGATCAATGTGCAATCCTTCACCAGCAGTGTCATTTGGTGTCCACTTATCAGGTTGAAAAACACTAATTCCATGTTGGCTAATTGGAAGTTCATTAGGTCGCATCATATAATCTGGACTACCTGTTTCGTCAACAGGCCATGTTTCTGCATAACCTTTGCCAATATAAGGCATGTTTATTTGCTTTATATTTAACTTATCAAGAAACTTCCAATCTTTTTTATCAAGGTTGTTTAATGATTCTAGTAGCCCCATCACCAACCCCCTGTTTGATCTACTTCAATATCAAATGAATCTAAACGCCACTGGTATGCAGTACCAGTTAAGAACTTAATAGAAATATAACGACCAGAAACTAGGCAATCATTAGCAATTGTAGTTCCTATTGTATGCGTCATCGGATCAGAATAGGTTGGATTTCCCCACGGATCATCTTGAGAACCTACCTGTATAAGCACTGTATCGCCTATGTTGCCCGTTATTCTTGGCCTAATACCTTTTATCAACTTAATGCTTTCTGGCATCTCAAACGACAATCCTCTTCGTTCTAGGTATGCCTGTGGAAGCACACCATCAAACGATGCAGAAGCATCAAGCATATAAAGCTTAACATCAGCACTACCTGCAATAACCCTTGCATTACTTGGAACAAAGTCTGGCCCATTCCATAAGGTTAGGTCAGAAGCCCAGGGTTGTGAATCTTGCGCCCAGTTGCCAGCTAGTCCATTATCAACAGGCCCATACCCAGCATGATTAAGATTAGGCATCTGGCGTGTTGAAACAGTCTTGTCTTTGTAGTTATATACAAGTGCTGTATCGCATGACGTTGCACCGATTGACGGAAAGCATATATACACTTCATTAAAAAATGGGTTGGTAAACACAAAACACTTGATGACATTATCAACATCAATATTTTGAAATAACCAACGCCTTGTTGCCTTATCAAGTATAGATTGCGCAGTGCTTCCATCGTGAATAATTACGTCATTATTAGTTAATACAACATGAAACCCATCAATATCAGTAACACAATTGCGGTTCATGATTCCTGATTTATTAAATACCTTTGATGACTTGAATATAAAGTTACCACCAATATAATCTAGTCGCCATGTGCTGTTTTCTTTATACACAATAAAGGAGTCACGCAACTGCATACCATCAATAACAATATCATAACCCTCGGCAAGGTCAAACTCACCAGATAGGTTAGTTGGGTCTGTTTCATCCCATGTTGACGGTAATCCACCAGGGTCTGCTGGTTGTGACCACTTCACCATGTATGGATAAGTAGCATTTGCTTTGGTTACATTCAAGGCAATCAAGAAGTTCTTGTACGCCCTGATTGACTTGCAATACATATTGACAGGCCAATTAGGAAGATTTACAAACTTTGATGCATTGCTAAGATTCCACGCCATTGGTGGAAAGTTACTATCTGCTGCATTAATAACCGGAACACCGGAAAGCAATGTAGAGGTCCAGCTCATTGGATTTCCAACACCACCGTTAATTAATGTTTCACCACTCTCTGCAGTAAGTGTTAGTCCAGATTCTGTAATAAGGTCAAGATAAAACCCATTCCATGATGCATGGGTAATATCTGTGTGCTGTGAACCTGTTGGCGTATTGGTAACTGAAAATTGTTTGTAGTTAGATAAATAGACCCAATAACGATTACCTTGAACATTACAAGGCAGCACATGGAGTGGTGCATAAGAAGGAGTGTTATAGACCTCACCATGCCCTAGATACTGCAAGGCATAGCCATCTAAAAACCTAATATTCTTTGCGTCACTCCACGCATTAATTGGCATTTCAGACTGCGATAGGTCACGATTAAGACCTATCTGCCCTGTTCCTTTTACCTTAACTAAAGGCATTTATATAGCCTGACCTGTCAGTATTGCCTCTTTACGTCCTGCCGCCAAATAAGGAGCAGGAGGTGTTAAAGCTGGCTCAACATTAGTTTCTGATAAATAATCAAGTGTTTGACTCATAGAATCTAATGCAAGATTAACTTCAGTCACTCTAAGATCTTGAAAACGAGTCCAAAAAACTTTAACTATAGCATCAGTTGAGTTTTGAATATACGCCTGCTCCTGTGGATAAAACAGCATCATAAACTGCACAGCCGATACTATTGGAGGCACAGGTACAGGTGTTGGAGGTACAGGTACAGGTGGAGGCGCACTCCACTTCTTAGTAGCCTCATCGTATATCCATCCATTTTCAACATCTGCTGGTACAACAATAAATTCAGCAGCAACTGTTGGATAGTAAATAGTAGTTGGATCAGTGGTTGTCACATCAACTGCAACATCATTAACATTTCTAGCGTAATTTGTCATTTTTTGTATTCCTATAATATAGTGTTAGTGCAGTTTAATAGCCTTCAGTCCAGTAGAGAATAACTGCGCCAGCGCCGCCAGAGGCTTTACATCCACCACCACCTCCTAAACCACCGTTTCCAAATGCAGTAGGTGATCCGTTTCCACCACCACCACCGCCAAAACCTCCTTTACCTCCAGAGGTCGTGCTACTGCATCCACCACCGCCACCGCCAAAACCGCCATTTCCGTTAGTACCACCGCCTCCACCATTGCTTCCATTGCCTCCCAAACCGCCACCACCGCCTCCTAAAGTTCTATTAATTAATTGAAGGAATATTAAAGAAGAATTTAGATTTGTATCTGCATTACGATTTAGATTAGTAATTCCGCCTAGACTAGTAATCCCTGACCCACCTTGACCATCGCCACCAGAGTTTAATGTTCCACCACCAACATTACCAGCGCCTCCACCGCCACCACAACCACCATTGTTTTGACCGTTATTTATAGTTGAATTGGTAGCATGACCACCATGCCCTAAACCTAATCCACCACCACCACCACCGCCTGAGTAACCATCACCACCATTACCGCCATTACCGTAAAATGAACCAGCAGCTCCACCACCCCCGCCAGTAGTTCCGCCAACAGCTCCGCCACTGCCTCCTGTAGCAGTTAAAAAGCCTCTTAAATTAGTTATGCCAGCTCCAGTACCACCAGCGCCTACTACTGAAGCTCCGCCATTTGCTCCGCCTGTTGCAGATAATAAAGTTCCAAAAGAAGATGTACCGCCTATTGCTCCAATAGTTATGATTGGCAATAATTGACCTGGTATTACATCAACAATACCGAAGGCAAAACCACCACCGCCACCGCCAGTGTACGTTTGTAATGTTCCGCCATTACCACCGCCACCAAATACGGCAACGCCTATCTGAAATACGTTTTGCGGTACAGTTTCAGAACTTGTAGTAGATGTAATTAATTTAGCTTGTTGCCATGTTGGCGCTACTCTTACAAAACCGTTTGGTGGCAATGGAAAGCCATATCCTCCTTTATTCATTTTTAATACCCCTCTGTCCAATAAATAATGACTGCGCCTGTTCCTCCAATACCGCCACTTCCACCACCGCCTCCAGCCTTGCCCCCACGTCCGCCACCACCGCCAGAAGACCCTCCGTTTCCACCTCCGCCACCGCCAAAACCACCTTGTCCGCCTAATCTTGTTCCTGTTCCACTTCCAGCACCCCCGCCTCCTCCACCGAAACCGCCTAAACCTCCATAAGTGCTTCCGCCAGCATCTGTACCGCCACCACCGCCCCCACCAACTGATCCTTGACCTACTTGATAGGTTCCAGTTGTAGTGCTTCCAGCACCGCCACCTCCTCCTAGAGTTTTAACAATTAATTGGAGGAATGGTTGACCTTCAAATATATTTGTTCCATTTTTTGTTGATGTTGTTGAAATAATTCCACCATTTCCGGAATAACCATTACCACCAGACGCTAAATCAACCGTAAAGTTATTAAGACCTGATGTTAAAGTTCCACCACCACCAAATCCATTTGCAGTGCCACCGCCACCTCCGCCACCACAACCTCCGTTGTTTTGACCAGGTCCAGTACCACCAATACCGCCTCCGTGACCAAGCCCTAATCCACCACCACCGCCAACTATGCCATTAGTAGAGCTTCCTAATCCACCTGTGCCTCCTGTACCATAAAACGAACCAGCTGCACCGCCTCCGCCACATTTGATAAGTGCGTTACTATTACCACCATCTCCACCGCTTGCTGTTAAAAATCCACGCAATGATGAAGAACCTGATCCAGTACCTCCAGCACCACCTGTTGATGTTGAAGATGTTTCTCCACCAGTTGCAGATAATAAAGTTCCAAATGACGATGTTCCAGAAATAGCTCCAATAGTTATTGTTGGTAATAATTGACCAGGAATAACGTCTACTATACCGAAGGCAAAACCACCTCCACCACCACCGCCCCAATTACTAGCGCTTCCGCCTCCCCCAAAAACAGCTACTCCCATTTGAAACACATTTTGAGGAACAATTTCAGTTGATGTTGTTGCAGTAATTAATTTATATTGCCTCCATTGTGATGGAGCAATGCGAGAAGAACCATTAGGAGGCAATGGATAACCATAGCTACCTTTGTTCATTAGAAGTTACCGCCATAAGCAATTACTTTCAATCCTGTTTGAGCAATAGTTGTAGATGCTCTTAATGAATATCCAGTTGGGATAATCATCGGCATTACGTTTGGTGAATTATTAGTTGATGTTACTGAATTAAATGCAACAGCAGTTGTGCTTGATGTGACAGCATTAATTGGTATTTGTTGCCATAAATGATAAGTTGTTCCGTCATAGATAAATATATTAACAATGCCAGCTACGCTAGTTGCAACACCTTGAATCTCAATAAAATCAATTCGTGTGCCTGATGCTCCAGCGGTTAAAATTGTTCCAATAGTTGTAGGTGCAGTCAATGAAGTATCTGCTGTTGTTAGTAGTGCCGATCCAAAGACAGGAGTTGTTGCATATTGTGCTGTAGTTGACATTAATAAATTCCTTGTGCCATTAATAAATAAGATGGAATAATTACATCTGCCCAACTGGCATTAGTGCCATCAGTTGTGACAAACTTTCCTGCGTTTCCTGCCTGTGCTGGTAGTGCAGTGTTAAATGCTTGTGCTGCAACAAAAGCGCAAGTTGCTATTTGTGTTGTGCTTGTTCCAGTTGATGCAGTTGGTGATGTTGGCACACCAGAAAATGTTGGAGATAACATGTTCATTGCAAACGATGTTGTTGCAAGATTAACCGTATTGTCACCAGCAGTTCGTGTTAATCCTACTGCTGCATTAAGAGTTGTTAGGCCAGTTACTCCTAAGGTTCCACCGATTAACCCATTGCCAGTAACAGTTTCATTTCCTGTAACAGTTTCATTGCCATCAACAGTAAAGTTACCTGTTAACTTTTGCGTACCTGTTTTGCTTAAGAACTCCGAACCACCTAATGTAATAAAGTTAGTTCCGTCATACATTAACAGCATCGGATAACCGGCAACGATGTCACCAGCAGTAGGATCAGCCCCAGCCATTGTCTTAATTGATCTAACACCTAAACCAGACACGTTAACCGTTAATGCACCAGTATTTGTTACTAATGCCCTATATAACAAACATAACATAGGCGTGTAGCCAACTAGAGCTGTGCTAGGCGCTAAAACATGACCAGTTGCTGTACCTGTATCGGTTGCAGTTACTAAGATAGCACCAGTGAAGCCATTTAAGGTTTCTTTTAGTATTGTCTTAACTAATCTTAAATGATCGTCACCCTGACTCTTTGGGTCTGATGATGTTGGGTTTGTAATAACCAAATCATTAATATAATTTCCGCTTTCTAGTGCCATTATTTACCCCTGTTTGGTTGCCATAGCCGCATCTTGATTCCAATTTGCTATATTGGCCCGTTCTTTATCTGCATTATACAATGATTCCATTCCACCAACCATCTCTGCATCTCTAATATAGGTTGCTGCGTATATTAAACAACAGTGTAAGTACATATCAGGATATGCAGTTAATAGGTCATTAGTTGGATTGCTATCGCTTAACGAAGGAATTGTGCAGTTATATTCAAGCACAATGTCATAGTTACCATTAGGAATTGGCCCTAGCTTTAGTTTATTATTTAATATGGCATAACTTTGTGGAATATTGCTTGTATAACTTCCCCACCTAGTCCTTAACAATTGCGCTGGCATCTTATCAAGTACATACAAGATGCTTCCCATAGTGATAGTAGCATCTATTAGGCTTCTAAAATCAGAAGGCAATGGTGCTGTATCGGTTCCGGAAACAGTTGTGATGGTGGCGGTTTTTTGCAGTTGGTCAACATCTAATTCTAAAGACATTCTGCTTTCAGCCAGTTTTATAAAGTCTGGTATAACAGCAGTTAGATCATTACGATGAATCCAACTGGCAATTGAGCTTTTAAGTTCTGTAAAATTAGATAACGCCATTACACTTTACCCTTCCAGATTCTAAATCCTTCTAAACTTTTATCGTTTAAAAGTGTTTTTATGTGTTCTTTATCACGCATAAACTCGGTGAATGTTATCCCAGTCCTATTGATATAAGATTCAATAATAACCATCGGGATAGTTGCCGCATGTTTCATGTCATGACTACCAGTATTTCCCTGGTCAACTTTTTCTTTTACGCTATCAAGTATCTCTGTTGTGTCTTGAAAAGATTGGACAATTACCTTGTCATCTTGACTGACAACACGAGTCTGCATCTCCATTAACTATTATCCAATGGAATCACGTTTACCTTTCCTGCTGCCGAATCTTGTATAGCTGCAACATGAGTATTACCACTAACAACAATACATAACTCGTCATTTGGTTGTAGAAGTATATCATTACCAGTTGCTGTAACTGTTGAATCACCTATCTTAACAAACGCATAAGCATTTGAAGCAATTCTTAAATAACCAGGCTTTACACCTGCTGAGTTAACAGGAATTGCAATTCTTGTGGATGTTGCGCTGGTTGTAATTGTGCTACCAACTGCGCCAATCTGTAATGCATCAGACATAATCTTTTCCTTAAAAGATGAGTGGGTTTTTACACCCACTCTATTTTAATCTTACAACAAGTCTTTTACTGCGCCTGAAGCTTTCTCTTGACGAGATTCAAGCGTATATTCAACTGTAATAAGTTTCTTATCAGCATCACCAGTTTTTGCTAGGTCAACTGTTTCAAAGTTTCTCAATGTTGCTAATGCCCATTTATCAGTTTCTAAGATAAATGCAGTTCTTGCACGTTGAAAACGGTTAGGCATAATTTGTAAAGTACCGAAGTCGCTTACATAAACATCAACAGCAGCAGTTACTGATTTGTCTTCTGACTTGTCGAAACGAGTAGAACCACCAGTAAAAGTTGAGAATGTTTGTTTTTGACTTGGGCCAACCATAATCATGTCAGGTTCACCACCTTCTGCATAGATGCTTTGCAACACTGTTTTTACTTGTGATTCCAAGAATGCTCTTGCAGTACCGTCAGTTGGAGCAGCCCATGAACCCATAGTATAAACAGGAGCAACACCACTAGTACCTAAACTAACATTGGTAGCAATCCAACCTTCAAGACCACGCAAGTTACGAGCGGCAGAAGTAGAACCAGCAGCATTTGCAGTTGTACCAGCGTTAGAAACAGCGCCAGCAGTACCGTTAGCAGCAGAACAAAGTGCAGCTTCCATATCTCTTTTAAGCTCAGAAGCTTTCATAGAGATTTGATAACCTAGTTCATTGTTACGACCAGCAGCCTTAACTGATTGGTTAGTACCAGAAATAACAACATTCTTAGTTGAAATTTGAGTATAGTTACCTAAACGAGTTGTAGGACTAACAGTACCAAAAGTTGAAACGTCATCGCCCTCAATTTGAGCATTAACACTTACAGCAGCAAGGTCTTGTGTTTGCCACTCATGAAAAGTATTAGTTGCTTTTACTTTTGGGATTGCCGACATAAATGGAGTCTTAGTCGGAGTGATTTGATAAATCATGTTTGTCAAATCTTCCCTAATACCTTTAGCCTGGAAGGTTTGATATGTACCTGTTACAATTGCCATCTTAATTACCTACTATAATTTAATTACCAAACATGACAGCGAAAGCTGCTGCCGCATCATTAAGTGATCCAGATTTTGCCAACTTAGATTTTGCTTCATCAAGCCCAGACTTTTGTATATTGCTGTTGCCAGATCGTTCAATTCTTGGTGGTAAATTCTCAACCTTTTTATTAGAACTTTTAGCCTGATTAACAAGTTTGTCATATCTCATAGCATTTAACGCCAATTTGATATTAGCTGCTCTTGATTCATTCAAGTTTAACAAGTCTTGTTTAGAGTATCCTTGATTAGTAAGGTAGCTTATAAGCTCTTGCTCTTCATTTGTTCTCTTAGACTTATCTTGCCATTCTGGAATAATATCAAGCAGCCTCTTGCCTTCTTGCTCCAAGTGCTGGCCTAAATATTCGCGCTCTTGAGCCTGTTGCTGTTGCATAAGGTATTGCTGTGTTGCATTTGCCTTATTAACTTCAACTTGCTTAGCCTCGAATAATTCCTTCTGCCTCAAATATTCGTGCGGATTGTTCTCTAACAAATCTTGCCAGTTGGGTTGGCCTTGTTGCGCCCATTGCTGTGCTACGTTCTGAAAGTGTTGTACCGCATTACCTAATACTTGTTGCTGCTGTAGATAAATTTGTTTTTGAGATTCTGCTTCTTTTCTTATTGATGCCGCTTCCTCAAAACGCTGAGTCGAAGCTTTATTAATTTGATAATTAGCAATTAGTTCATCTCTGTCAACTTGTTTCTCTACACCATCTACCTTAACAGTAAAAATATCATTAGCAGGCTTTTGAATTTCTTGCTCTTGTCCATCATCGGAGGAGCCTTCATCATCAAACTGATAACCTTGTTCTTCTTGCGTTAAGTATGCACTGAGCAACTCTGCATCTGAGTCACTGGTTGTTTGTCCAGTATCCGATTGCTCAATTGGTTCAGCGCCATAATTGGTAGCTTCATTTTCCATTGTTTTTCTCTTTTAAATTAAATAGTATTACTCGTAAGGAATAAATGTTTCGTTAGCAGTTTCAATACCAGCCAACGGCCCTTTGATAACTTTTGGGTTACTATATCTTACATGAAAATAATCAACATCAACTAATGTTGGCGTAATTATATGCTTAATTCTTAAATTCTCATCTTTTACTTCTAAGCTTAACACCCAAACTATATACGCAT